TACGATGGGCAACGGATATCTATAACTTATCCATTGATTGTGACAGTAACAGAATTTAATAATGGTGAAATAAAAAGAGAGGAAAAAGTAAAATGTGGGAAGTAATAAAACAATTTAAAATACTATTAACATTTAGCGTTATCGTGATAGGGCTGGCAATGTTTGCATTGTATCAGTATTTCATGGTAGCATTATATCTAATCTAAAAACGAGGGAATAATTATGATTTTATACGAGGGAAAAAGCGAGATAGAAAAAGATAAGGATATCGTAGTTATCGCTACTGGAATAAAGGGCAAATCAAAAAATCCTAAGACTGGCGACATGATTCAGACTTGGGTTTTACTAAGAGATGAACGCCCTAATGATGCGGTGAAATCTGGAGCAGATAGTGCGATATGTGGGGATTGTAAACATCGTCCTTTTAATGATGGTAAATGTTACGTGAATACATGGCAAGCCCCATTGTCAGTGTGGAAAGCTTATAAAAAGGGCAAGTATTCTAAGCCTAGCGATAAAGAGATAAGCGAAGCGGTAGCTGGTAGAAAGGTAAGGCTGGGGGCGTATGGTGACCCAATGGCTGTTCCTCGTAAAGTGTGGGATAATCTACTGAAAAAAGCCAAAGGACATACTGGCTATACTCACCAGTGGGATAGGTTCAGTACGGCTAATGGTGAATGGCAAGCCCTAGTTATGGCTAGTGCTGACACGCCCGAGGAAGCCCGTCACGCTACGAAAAAGGGATTCAGGTACTTTAGGGTTATGCCAAAGAATGAGACAATGAAAGACGAGATTTTATGTCCAGCAAGTAAAGAGGCTGGGGAAAAATCACAGTGTGCAAAGTGTAGACTGTGTTCAGGTACGACTTCTAATTCTTGGAAGTCAATAGCAATTGTGCAACATTAATAGCGAGGTAAAATAAAATGGAACAAGCAATATTTGACATGATAGAGGATAATTTGGTAGAGTATAATCTAGACTTTTATCACGAACTAATAGACAGGTACCAAGATTTTTGTGGTGACTTAGACGGTGAAGCAGAGTATACCTTTAAGGAATGGTACGAAACATTTTATTTGGGAGAGAGATGGTGAGAATAACTACAGTACAAAAAGAGTATGGCGAGAATGAGGGTACAGGTTTTGTTATTGTTTGGAATAACGATAGAAAGTATCTTGATGTAAGCCTAGGATTTAGAAAGAATTTTTATTTCGGTAAAGAGGAACCTAACGAATTTGGTACAGGTTTTATAATTAGATTAGGTTGTCTGGCTATCGAGTACACTAACCACTATGAGGTATGATGATATGAAAAATAAAACAATAGGAAATGATGAGCCTTATCGAATTTATGTAAGCGGTAAAGAATGGCAAAAAATTATACAATGTATAAGTGATTTACAATGGGATTTTGATAGAATGTCATCGAGTGGGCAAGAGACCTATGACTCACTATGCGAAAAAATAAACAAACTGGAGATAGAATAATGTTTGATCATTTAATACCAATAAGACAATCTTGGGAACGTATCTACAATCAGTACATATCTGAGGAACTAAAACACCATGCAGAATCTGGAGATACTGACCACGTATTCCATGACCTTGTGAGAATAAACAATTACTTTAACAAAGAGGATTATGTCAGACTTTATACTGACCCTAGACAAATGGAGTTATTTTAAAATGAAAGCAAGTAAACAATTATTTGGAACCTATATTAACACAATTATCAATAACTATAGAGATAATAATAAGTCAGGGGGTATGACTGTAATAATTCATTTAGATGAAAATAATGAATTTAAATATACTCAAACAGTATCAGAAGAGGAATTTAATAATTTAATTGATGGTAATTTATTTAAACTGTTTGCATCACGTTAAAAATTATGGAGTTACAGTAGCATATTTTTAGCAAAATGTCAATGGTTAAAAGAATTAAATGCTTACAGAATTCTGTAAGGATTTGACAATGGCACGTTAATCGTGTATAGTGGTAACGTAAACTAAACAAAACGAGGAAAATGTTATGACAACAATGTTTAAAAATCATGAAGCAATTCAATCACTCAGAGGTAACTATGGGCAAGCAGGGTTTGATATTCTGAAAGCACCAGTTCAATATGCTGGACAAGATGGGTGGTTAAAATCTTTTGAGGGTAAAGATGTCTACTATCGAGGTGACACTGGCGCTCCTGTAGCCGTTCATGGTAAGGATTACAAGGGGTTACAATACTCTGAGATGATTGACAAGACTAGGGATATGCTTGAGAGATGTGAGCTAGACTGTACAGGCATCAAGGAATCCATAGAAGTTTCACACAACGGAGCCATGTGTAAGGTTGAGTATGATTTACCTGCGACCAGTTTCAAGACTCCTGATGGAGACTATGGTAGTGCCAAGGTTATGGCATTGAACAGTTGGAACGGTGTTTGGTCATTCGTGATGAGTCTAGGGTTCAAACAGTATGCTTGTCTTAATTCACAGGTGATGATTAAAAACCCTGCTGGTTTAATAAAACAAAAACACAGTCAACGATTAGATGTGAACAATGGAACTAAACACATTGGAAAGATTGCAGGTATACTTGAGAACGAGATTAGTTTGTGGCATGAAATGGATGGTACTCATGTAACTCGAAATGATATTCTCGATGCTTTTGGCTATGTAGCTTTTAAGGATTATAATGGAGACACTCAAAGAGTTAACGATAATTTGTTGGATGAGTCAAATAGGAAAAACAAAAACCTAGCCTATATGTATAGACAATACTACCATGTTTATCGACCACGAATGGGTGACACACAATGGGCTGTATACAATGCGATTACGGATTGGTCTACCCACTATAAAGCACCTAAGAGGTCTAAGAATGTCATACAATTCAAGGCTCGTCAGGTTGAACGTGCGACTCTTGGCTTGCAAAAGTGGCTGAAGGTAGCGTAAAGTATACCTCGTAGAGCTAGGCATCTCTTAAAACTGCCTACTTTTAATTAACAACTACGAGGATTTGTTATGAGAAAACTAAATGTAATGAGTTTGTTTGATGGTGTAGGTTGCACACGCCAAGCATTAGACAACCTTGGGATAGACTGTAAGTATTGGGCTAGTGAGGTTGAACCTAAAGGCATTGAAATTGTCAAGGCAAATTACCCTGATGTCTGTCACATAGGCGATGTTCGAGATGTTGTGGGCGTTAACTATAACGTGGACTTACTTGTAGGTGGATCGCCTTGCCAAGACTTAAGCTTTGCAGGTCAACAGGCAGGACTTAAGAAAGGCACACGCTCAAGCTTATTCTTTGAGTATGTGCGAATACTAAATGAAATTAGAAAATATAATCCTGATGTGATATTTCTTTTAGAGAATGTAAGAATGTCACAAAAGAATCAGAACATAATATCTGATGCGTTAGGCGTAAAGCCTGTGGCTATTAATGCAGGGTTGGTATCAGGTCAGAATAGATACAGACTATACTGGTGTAACAGACCTATATCACAGCCCAAAGACTTGGGTAAAGTGATGGCTGATTATCTCGAAGATGATGGCTATCTTGCCGACCGAGATAAAGCTTTTTGTATTGATGCTAATTACTTTAAGAGTGGTGATTTAAAAAGTTACTTTCAAAGACATCGTAGACAGTTAGTGTTTAGTAAAGACGGGCTGTGTCATGTGGGTGATGCTGACTTAAATGGTCATGACAATCTCAAACGAGTGTATCACAGAGCAGGTAAAGCCCCCACGATAAACAGCATGGGTGGCGGAAATCGTGAGCCAAAGGTGTTGTGTGGTGCGTTTCGTGGTAGATACAATCCTGATGGCTCTACCTCCCAGAGGCTAGAGATACGGTACGATGGTAAAACAAATAGTATTACTACAGTGCAAAAGGATAATGTAGCTGTGCAGCCAGACAAACTAAAGTGGCGTAAGCTTACCGTCAAAGAGTGTGAGAGACTGCAAGGTATGAAAGATGACTTTACAAAGCACGACAGTTGTGGTAAGGTTATAGCTAACACTCACAGGTACAAAGCAATTGGTAATGCGTTTAGTGTACCAGTAATTGAACATATATTAAGGGAGATTCTATAATGGATAGAGAGTTGATTCGAGAATGGAATAAGATATTTAATCATGTATGGGATACACAGCCTGACAATATAAACTTAGCTAAGTTATTAGAAATACACAACCATATTAAAAGAGAAGAAAAATGTACGACAACGAATTAATAAAAGAACCAGAAGGCTCGAAGTATAAAGTTAAAAGATATTACTCTAAGTTTGGAGTGTATACCTTTGAAAGAAAAGAAAATTTTTTCATTAAATTATTTAAAAAATTATTTAAAGAAAATAAAAAACCTAACAAAAAATTCTGGGAGGATAAAGATTAATGCTATTAAAACTATCAAGATTTTTTTCAGACTTAAACTTTAATTTAAAAATGTATCGTATTAAATTACAAATGTTGTGGATAACTTATTTAGTTAATCGGAGGATAAAAAAATGTCGAAAGCTATAGACCAATTTATTACGGAGGCTTATATCCCATTGTTAGATTTAAAACGTGACATTTGCGAAATTATTTTTGAAAATCCACATAAAGATTGGACAATGGCACAGATTCGTGATAGAGTAAAATACTTAGCAAGTCTTGAAGATAAATTAGAAAATGACGAAGACTCAAGATTAGAACAATGGGTAAAAAATACAATTTCATAGGAGATAATATGATAGAAAAATTTGAAACACACAATCATGGGATAGGCGATGTAGCTACTGGTTCTAGTTACAGAGGTCAGGTAGAAACTTCTTTTGCTGTACTATGTGAGATTTTTGGGGAACCATCTTTGATTGGTGGCAGAGAAGCACATTGGACAATTAAGTTTCCTGATGATAAGGTAGCCACTATTTATAATTACACTAACTCATCTAATAGCGAGTGTCGTATATGGAACGTGGGAGGCTTTGAGTCTATAGTAGTTCAACGTATTACTAGACTAATAAAATGGAAAGGGTTCCATGTGGTTGACACCGACATTAATTTAAATGGAGCAATATTATGAGCAATGAATTTACAGATTGGAAAGTAGACAAAGCCATTGACGAGGCTATGGTCAAAGTACAAAACTTAAAAGACCAAGGTGTTGATTTAAGTGAGGATGAAATATCTAAAATCATTGACCGAGAGTACAAAGTCGTAGAGGCACAGTATGATTCGTGAGGATGTTAAAAATCCTCAAGAATTAAATCAAGAGCTAACGTATCTCATTGAGGATATGTGGGCTAAGATGTTTGCGTTATCTTTAGGAGTGTCATGCCCCAATGAAAGAGTTAAAGAACTCTTTATACACTTCGCTATGAAGCGTTACAAAAAAGACATTCCTGAAGATGACGAACAATATTTTTATGATCTTTTACCAGAGTTTATAAATCATTTAGCTGATAGGTATTGACTTTTAACCTTGCTTATGATAGGATTACATAGTTTTTTTAGATAGGAGAATATTTATGGTTATTGAAGGAACAGCGATGTGGGCTAGTATCAAGTCACCTAATACGAGGTATGAGCCTAAGTATACGATTGACCTAGTGGTTGATAATAAAACAGCTCAAGACTTAAACAAGCAAGGCTTTAATGTTAAGTTTGACAAAGAGGAAGGGCCAACTATCAACATTAAACGAATGGTCAATGGCCCAAATGGTATGGTTCGTAAAGCCCCTGCACTCATGGATAAATCTAAACAGGACATGGATTGTGCTGTGGGTAATGGAAGTAAGGTAAAGGTACAAGCAAGACCTTGGGAGATAGCTCGTAACGGTAAGCAATACAAAGGGCTAGAGTTACAAGCAGTTCAAGTAATTGATTTAGTTAATTACAACGCTGGAGATGGTGACGAGTTTGATGCAATAGTTGAGGAATCAGAGGTTTCTGAACTATGAACGGTGACAAACGAATAACCTACACTGTCGAAGATAAAGTCTATGATCCTAATTTGTTTACAGATGAAGGTAAGGTTTTATTTAAACAAGTAGTAGAGTTAAATGCGGAGATGGAAATCTTACATAAAAAGATAGCAGTTCTTCAAGCAGCTTCAATAACTTTTAATAATAAAATTAAAAGTTCATTGACTCCTGAAATGGAGTTCCCTACTTTAGCAAGTGAAGTTGCTGACTCTACTGCACCTTTTATGGAGTCATAATGGCATTTGTAAAACTACACCAACCCTGCCCACTTTGTAGCTCAAGCGATGCGTGTTCCATCAATGATGATGGTTCTGCGTATTGCTTCAGCTGCAACACACGTATTCCTGTTTACAACGGAGGAATTGTGGAAGATATAAAGACACATCGTATGAACTCAATCAATGAAATTGAAGGTGCGTTTGTAGCACTTAATGACCGTGGTATCTCATTAGCTACCGCAAAGAAATACAACGTAAAATCCATTGTAAATCGTGAAGGTAAAGTAATTAGACACTTCTATCCTTACTGCGTAGCGTCAGAGGTGACAGCCTACAAGGTTAGAGAGGAAGGCAAACACTTTACATGGCGTGGCAATAGCCAAGGCACAGGGCTTTTTGGAGAGAGTTTATTTAAAAACTCTGGAAAGTTTATAACACTTGTTGAAGGTGAGTGTGATGCAATGGCTGCCTATGAAATGCTAGGCTCTAAGTGGCCAGTGGTCAGCGTTAAATCTGGAGCTTCAGGTGCGGTGCGTGATGTCAAAAACTCAATTGAGTTTCTGGAAAAGTTTGACTGTGTAGTCATTAACTTTGACAACGACAAACAGGGGATGGACTCTGCTAAGAAAGTAGCTAGGTTGCTTACACCCGGAAAAGCTAAAATACTTTCGTTACCTGATGATTTCAAAGATGCTAACGATATGCTGAAGGCAAGTCGTGGGCAGAGCTACGTGGAATCTTGGTGGAACTCTAAACTGTATACACCCTCTGGCGTGTTAAATATTTCAGAGAAAAAGAATGAGTTTAACAATAGAGAGTGTAAAGAAAGTGTACCCTACCCTTGGGAAGGACTAAATAAAAAGCTACATGGACTGAGGCGTGGAGAGCTTGTGACTCTTACTGGTGGTACAGGTTTAGGTAAGTCATCAGTAACCAGAGAGTTAGAACACTGGCTAATTACTAACACAAAAGATAATGTGGGTATCATTGCACTTGAAGAGGACTGGCGTAGGACTGTAGACGGTATCTTATCTATCGAAGCAAACGCTAGGTTATACATTGATCAGGTACGTGACCAACATAGTGAGGAAGAACTAAACGCTATCTTTGATAGAGTGTATGCAGGTAAAAACAAAGATCGAGTGTGGATTCATAGTCACTTTGGGATTACCGATATTGATGAAATATTTAGTAAGCTTAGGTTTTTAATTATTGGTTGCTCATGTAAGTGGGTGGTAGTAGATCATTTACATATGTTGGTGTCTGCTATGAGTGATGGTGACGAGCGTAGAGCTATTGATAATATCATGACAAGGTTGCGTAGTATCGTAGAAGAGACTGGCGCAGGTTTAATATTAGTCAGTCATTTACGTAGGGTAGATGGTAATCGTGGACATGAAAATGGTATCTCTGTAAGCTTATCACACTTGCGAGGCTCACAAAGTATCGCCCAGCTATCTGACTGTGTAATAGCTTTGGAGCGTGACCAACAATCTGAAGATGAGCAGGAGGCTAACACGACTCACATAAGAGTGTTGAAGTCTCGATACACAGGTGACGTAGGGATGGCAACACACTTACTATACAACAGAGACACAGGTAGACTAGCAGAAACTTTTCCTGAAGACAACGAAGTATCAGAGTTATGACATCATTAGTATTTGATATTGAAACAGATGGGTTAAATCCGTCAAAGATATTCTGTATGTCAGCCATTGATGTTGACACAGGTAAACAATATTCTTATGGTGAGTCTAAAGTAGATGAGGGTATAAAGCATTTACAAACTGCTGATAAACTTATAGGACACAACATCATAGGTTTTGATTTACCTGTCATACAAAAGCTTTCTGGCGTAGACCTATGGGATAAAAGCATTGTGGATACACTTGTGTTATCACGTTTGTTTAATCCTGTTAGACCATCCCATAGTTTAGAAGCTTGGGGATACAAGTTAGAGTTTCCAAAGATAGACTTCAATGAATATGAAGAATACTCAGAGGAGATGATGAAGTATTGTGATCACGATGTTAAACTAAACCATAAAGTATACGAAGCATTAAAGCGTGAGAGTAAAGGATTTACTTCTGAGTCTGTTAACTTAGAAAGAGATACGTACAGAATCATTACTGCACAACGTCATCATGGATTTGTTTTAGATGTTGAGACAGCTAATAAATTACTTGATCATTTTAATTTAGAGTTAGAAGAAACAGAGAAGGTTGTACACAAAACATTTAAACCTAAAGAGTCTAAGAGAATTATCTATCCACAACACACGAAGGATGGTGTACTTCGTAAGATGGGTTTAGATACTTTAGGTAAACAAACTAGACTAACTAATGAAGAGTATGATATCTTTAATAAAGGTGAATCAGAAACAGTTGTAAGGGTAACCGAAGAAGAATTTAAATTAGGTTCAAGACAACAGATAGGTGAATATCTACAACAGTTTGGATGGCAACCCACAGAGTTTACCCCTACTGGTCAACCAAAAGTTGACGAGAAAATTTTAAACAAAGTTAAAGATATACCTGAAGCTGCATTGATTGCTAAGTATTTAATGTTACAGAAACGTATAGCGCAGGTATCATCTTGGATTACATTCATAGAGGACTCAAACAGGGTGCATGGCTCTGTAATTACTAATGGCACTATTACAGGTCGTATGTCACATAGAGATCCTAATATGGCTCAGGTTCCTAGCCTAGCATCGCCCTACGGTAAAGAGTGTAGGTCTTGTTGGACTGTACCTAAAGGATATAAGCTTGTTGGTATAGATGCTAGTGGCTTAGAGCTTCGGATGTTAGCACACTATTTAAAAGATAAGGAGTTTACTAATGACATTATCAATGGAGACATACACACAGCTAATCAAAGACGGGCGGAACTTAAATCAAGAACTCAGGCTAAAACTTTCATATATGCCTTCCTATACGGAGCTGGAGATGCAAAGATTGGGTCAGTCATTGGAGGAAGCAAAGCAGAAGGTAAACGAGTTAAGCAATCTTTTCTTGCTAATTTCAGATCACTTGCATCTTTTAGAAATAGAATTACGAGAGAGGCAGAACAAAATAAATTCGTCAAAGCATTAGACGGTCGCAAGATATTTATACGTAGTTCTCATGCAGCCCTTAATTCTTTATTACAGGGAGCAGGTGCTATCGTAATGAAACGTGCGCTGATAATTCTTGATGAACTAATAAAGAAAAATAATTTAGATGCTCATTGTGTAGCTAACGTACATGATGAATGGCAAGTAGAGGTTCGAGAAGATCAAGCTGAGGCTCTTGGTAAATTAGGGGTTGACGCAATACGGTCTTCTGGTGTATACTATAAACTTAATTGTCCTTTAGATGGTGAATATAAAATAGGAGGTAATTGGAGTGAAACTCACTAGAAAACAAAGATATAAAACTATTGAAGCAAATCCTTTAGATAGGCAGTATAAAGTTACTATGCTACGTAAAGCCAAAATGAGAGCAAGAAAACGTAATCTTTATTTTGATCTTACTGTAGATGATATTTTCATAGGTAGAGAATGTCCTATCCTTGGTATACCATTTGAAGTAGGTAAAGACAATTGGCAAAACTCTCCTAGTCTTGATAGAATTAATAACAAAAGAGGCTACGAAAAAGATAATGTAATTGTTGTTTGTATGATGGCTAACTCTATTAAGAATCAGGCAACGCCAAAACAAATTAAAAAGGTTGCAGATTTTTATGAAAAAGTCTATGAAAAAAAACATATCAACACTGATTGATGATATTTATCAAACTGTAATTGATATTACAGACGGTAAAAAAACTATACCTGATAACCTTATAGATGATCTTGGTCGTAAGATTGCCACTACGATCAAGACATGGGCTACTCCTCAAAACTATAATAAGTTTAAACTACGAATGTCTAACATTGGTAGACCAACAAGACAATTATATTATAGTCAAAAAGATGTAAGTAGAATATCCCATCATCCATCAACTCAAATTAAATTTTTATACGGTCACATCATGGAAGACCTGTTAATATTTTTAACAAAGTTATCAGAACATAAAGTTACAGACGAACAAAAAGAAGTTATTGTAAACGGCATTGTCGGTCACATGGACTGTAAGATTGATGGTGAGGTTGTAGATATTAAAACTGCGTCCGGGTTTGGATTTAAAAAGTTTAAAAACAAAACACTTTCAGAGAACGATACCTTTGGTTATATCAGTCAGTTAGCAGGATATGAAAGAGCAGAGGGTACAGAAAATGGCGGTTTTCTTGCGATGAATAAAGAGTCAGGTGAGCTTGCTCTTTATCAGCCTGAAGATCTAGATAAACCTAACGTAGACATATTAATTAATAAGATTGAGAACGCCTTGTTGCAAGACAACCCACCAGATAAATGTTATAAGCCTATTGCGTCTGGCTCTAAAGGCAATATGAAATTACCTATGAGCTGTGTATATTGTGCTTATAAATTTAAATGTAATGAAGATGTTAATGACGGTCAAGGATTAAGACTTTTTAAATATGCTAGAGGTGTAGAGTATTTAACTAAAG